AAATACGAAAGAAGTTCCTAAAGAATTTGAAACAGTTGTATATGAAGTATCGTTGAAAAGATTCAATAGAATTGGTCAAGAAGGTATGCAGTCATATTCTCAAGAAGGTTTATCTATGGCTTTTCCTGATTCGGATTTTTCAGAGTATCAAAATGAGATTGACGAATTTAAGCGTAAAGATCAGGAAGAGTTGTACAAGCCAAAGCGAGGGAGGCTTAAATTTATATGAGATTTACAGATGAAATTATATTTGTTAAACGTTCATCTGACTCTAAATATGATCCAGATCTCGGTGAGTGGGTTGAAGGAAAACCAGAAAGAACAAGAACAGAGGCAAACGTGACAGATATTGGCACTGATAGAAGTGTGACTATTTTTGGTAGTGTGGAAGAAGGGGCGAAGGTCATTAGGACGCAGCCTCTTTTTTCTATCCCTACATTTGACTATATCGAGATTGAAGGAAAGACTTGGCAACAAAAAACAGCTAGAAATCCAGCATATAGAAATAGTTTAATTGTGCAAGAGGTGGTTCTTGATGAAGGCACAACTTGAATATAAAGGAATCGATCAGCTGATGCGACATCTGAAAAAAGCAGCAACGCTTAATGACGTTCAAAAAGTCGTGAAAAGTAATACTGCTGAAATGACTGAACGAATGCAAAAAGGTGCGCCAGTGGATACAGGTTACTTACGAAGATCAATAAACATGAATCTTTTAGAAGCTGGTTTAACTGGTATTGTAGGACCGACAGCAGACTATGCTCCTTATGTAGAATATGGAACTCGCTTTATGTCGGCCCAGCCTTATGTTAGACCAGCTTTTAATTATCAAAAAGTCAAATTTATGGCTGAAATGAAAGCCTTGGTGAAATGATGATTAAGACAAGAGATCAGTCGATTTTTGATGAACTTTTTAAAATATCCCAAAACAAACTTGGATACAAAACATATGATTACAAGCCTTTAGATAATGTTGGTTATCCCTTTGTGGAATTTGAGAACACTCAGACCATCCATGAAGTAAATAAAACTGACATTAAAGGGTCTGTGATTGTGGTTTTATCCGTTTGGGGATTACAGAAGAAACGAAAGCAGGTGTCAAATATGGCATCTGCTCTTTTTAATGAAGCTAGATTGATAGAAGCCACAGAAGGCTATTATTGGGCTTTAAATTATCAAGCAAGTGGAATTCAAGTGATGGACGACACAACAACCAATATGCCCCTAAAACGAGCGGTTGTCACACTTGAATTTAGAATTAGATAGGAGGAAGAACATGGAAGCATTAAAAGGTATTGATGTCATTTTGCTTTATCGCTTATTGAAAAAAGAAACTCAGGAAGCTGCTTGGAAAATGGCATTTCAAACAGAACATGAAAATGGATTATCAAGAGATTCAGACTCTACAGTGACAAAAGACGGAAACGTTCAAAGTTTAAGCCCAGTTGAATATGATTTTTCGGCTACTTCAATAGTTGCCAAAGGCGATTCTCATGTAGATGAAATGAAACAAGCCTTATTAAATGGCGATATCATTGAAATTTGGGAAATCAACAAAGCAGAACAGGGCACAGATGATGATGCAAATAAGTACAAAGCTACTTATTACCAAGCATATGTGTCTGAATTTACTCCATCAGCTGCTGCAGAGGATAACGTTGAATTAAGTTTATCATTTGCAGTAAATGGTGTTGGTCAAGATGGTTATGCAACCTTGACAGAAGATCAAGCCGATGTTGTTCAATATGCATTCAAAGATACCGTGAAAGCAACTTCGACAGGAGCATAAGAGGGCTTAGATGCTCTCTTTTTTATTTTAGGAGGATGAAAAACATTGAAATTAAAAATTAAAGGTAAAGAATATTCGTTTAAATTTGGCACTAAATTTGTACGTGAATTAGACAAAGTGATGCCTTTCATCGATGGAAATATGGAATTCGGAATGGGACTCTCAGCAAAAGTCTTACCGGAATTACGTTCTTATAATGTCAACACGTTGTCACGAGTCTTAGAAATAGCAAATAGAACAGAAGAAGAAACTATTACGTTGGATGAAATGGATGATTACATCGATGAAGTTAAAGACATCGAAAAATTATTTGATGAAGTCCTAAAAGAATTGGCGGAGTCGAACGCGGGAAAGTTAGCGGTCCGAAACCTGAATCAGAAATTGAAAGAAGCGGAAAAACAACAAGTGGAATAGATTCTGCACTGGCATACGAACAAATTCTTATCAATTCTTTTCGATATTTGAGAATAAACAATATCTCAGATATCGAAAGAATGACTTTATATGAATACAACATTCGTATGACTGCAGCCCAGTTATCTTGGCTTGACAAAGAAAAGTTGATTCACGAATTAGCGTGGGCAAATCAGCAAGTCCAAGCGGAGAAAAAAGTAGGCAAAAAGACAGTTCCTGTATATCGATCCTTTGAAGAATTCTTTAATTATCAAAAAATCGAAGATTCAATCATGGGAGTTTCCGAACTTTCAAAACAAGATAAAAAATTCCAAAGCTTACTAACTAAAGCTAACTCTTGAGGAAAGGAGGAAAATCATGGAACAATTTTCTGTTGAAGCCTTATTAAAAGCCACAGATAGTGGATTTGTAAAGACTTTTAAAGATGCACAAGATGCTGTTAAAACTTTTGAAAATAATTCAAATAGTATGACAACCGCTGTTGGTAAAGTGATGCAAGGTACTGGTGCCGCAATGACAAAGTATATTACCACACCTCTTATAGGAGTAGGCGTAGCAGCTGCTAAAGTTGGTGGTGACTTTGAAGCACAAATGAGTCGTGTAAAAGCTATATCGGGAGCAACTGGCGACACATTCGAACAGATGAAACAGCAAGCGATTGATCTAGGAGCAAAAACTGCTTTTAGCGCAAAAGAATCAGCTGCTGGAATGGAAAACTTAGCTTCTGCTGGATTTAGCGCACAAGAAATCATGAAAGCAATGCCGGGTCTTTTAGACTTAGCAGCTGTATCTGGAGGGGATGTGGCTCTAGCTTCTGAAAATACTGCTACTGCTTTGAGAGGATTTGGTTTAGAAGCAAGTGAAGCAGGACATGTCGCTGATGTATTTGCTCGTGCTGCTGCGGATACCAATGCTGAAGTTGGAGACATGGGAGAGGCATTGAAGTATGTTGCTCCTGTAGCCAATTCAATGGGTATTTCTTTGGAAGAAACTGCAGCAGCTATTGGTATTATGAGTGACGCAGGTATTAAGGGTTCTCAAGCAGGTACAACGTTGCGAGGAGCATTGTCTAGGTTAGCAAGGCCAACAAAGGCTATGCAAGATACAATGGATAATTTAGGTGTTTCGTTTTATGATGCTGACGGTAAAATGAAACCTTTAAAAACTCAAGTAGAATTACTTAAAAAAGCTTTTGAAGGCCTGACGCCTGAACAACAACAAAATGCTTTAGTAACACTATATGGGCAAGAATCATTATCAGGGATGATGGCTTTGATTGATAAAGGACCTGATTCATTGGGCAAATTAACAAAATCTCTGAAAGATTCTGATGGTGCAGCTGACGATATGGCTCGGACCATGCAAGATAATATGAATTCTTCCATCGAGCAAATGTTTGGAGCTTTTGAGTCAGCAGCTATTGTAATTCAAAAGATTCTAGCACCATCCATCAAAAAAGTAGCAGATGCCATATCCGGCTTAGTAGAAAAATTTGTAAGTGCTCCAGAATCAACTCAAAAATTAGTAGTGGCCATAGGAGCAATCGCTATTGCAATTGGGCCAGTATTGTATGCATTAGGAATGCTGGTTAAAGCGTTTCAAACCATGAAAGTGGGGTTAGGTGTATTAGGTAACGGAATCTCTTTGTTCAAGAAATTAGGTTCCGCCATAGGTTTTCTTACCAGTCCAGTCGGATTGGTTATAGCTGCGGTAGCACTACTTGTTGTAGGTTTCATCTATCTTTGGAATACGAGTGAAGATTTTAGAAACTTTTGGATTGGCTTATGGGAGGGAATCAAGTCTGCTGTAAGATCGGCAGTAGAATGGATTCAGAATGCATGGAAATCTACAGGAGAATGGTTTAACAATTTATGGAAGTCCATTAAAGAAGGCGCAGACAATGTTTGGACTACAATTCAAGAAGCCCCTGGGAAAGCGGCAGATTGGATCAAGAATAAATGGACTGAAACAAAAGAGTTCTTTTCGAGTATATGGGATGGCATCAAAGAAGCTGCCAGTTCCGCTTGGGAAGGAATTGTAAACATTCTAACACCGTATGTTATTGCCATAAAAAATGTTTTTCAGCCAATGATTGATTTCTTTACGAACCTATGGTCTCAAATTGGATCAATCGCAGGTTCTGCATGGGAAATTATAAAAACTGCTGTAATGGGGCCAATTCTACTTTTTATTGATTTGATAACAGGCAATTTTAATCAGTTAAAAGAAGATGCTTCGATGCTGTGGACTACATTAACTACAAATATCCAAAACATTATCACGACGTTTGTAGATATAGTTGTTGGTTATTACACAGCCTTAAAGGATACTGTGATAAATATCTGGAATGTGTTGACTTCTACCATCAAAGATGTGTGGAATTCTTTTACTACATGGATCAAAGAGACAACTAACAATATTGTAAATAGTATTAAACAGGGATGGAATAACCTAAAACAAGGGACAATCGATCTGTTTAATAATATGATTCAAGGAGCGAAAGATTTATGGAATTCTTTCAAAGCTTGGTTTATTAATCTAGTTATTGGAACTAAGGATAACATCATTCAGGGATGGGAAAACCTAAAACAAGGTACTATAGATACTTTCAACAATTTAGTAAATGGTGCTCAAGAGGCATGGGATAATTTAGTAAATGCTGTTAGTGATACGGTTGATAGAGTAACTGGCTGGTTTGATAACTTGAAAAATATCGATTTACTAGCAGCCGGAAAAGCTATCATGGATAGTTTTCTAGAAGGGTTACAAAATGCATGGAAATCTGTGCAAGATTTTGTTGGAGGTATTGGTGATTGGATTCGTGAACACAAAGGACCTATCCAATACGATAGAAAGCTATTGATTCCAGCTGGTCAGGCTATTATGAACGGTCTGAATAAAGGACTGACAGGAGGATTCAATGAGGTACAGAATACTGTTGGAAGTATGGCAGGCTTTATCGCGGAACTTTTCAATGCAAATCATGATGTAGATATAGCTGCAAATCTGAAAAATGCAAATAAAAACATTGGTGCACAAGTTGAACATAAAGTAAATATGGGCGGCTCTACTAAACCAGCTGTATTTAAATTCAACCTTGGAAGACAATCATTTAGATTGTTTGTAGACGATATTTCACAAGCTATGGGCGAAGGTGCAGATATTAATCTGGAATTTTAGGAGGGAATATTTTGGATCAACGAGAAAATAAAATGTACTCATTCAAAGATACAACCATTAATCTCACTAGTTCTAAACGATTCCTTCCGACGTCTGCCATGATGTACGATGGAATGTATTTAGAAGATTTGATTGATGGTTATCAAACACTTACGGTGGAAGGTAGAGAAATGCTTTCTGTAGAAGTTGAACAGCAAGAGATACAAATTGGTTCAATCATTACAAATCAGAAAATACCTTCAAGAACACTAAAAATAACATATAAACTGGAAGATAGAGATCCAGAAAAACTACAGTTTAAATTCAAAGAACTGTTGAATTATTTATACCGGAATGAAGACGTGGAAATTAGGTTTCATGATGAATTAGATTATTATTACTACGGTCGCTATACGTCAACTGATACTGTTCCAGGAGACTCCAACTCGATTATTTCGAGTTTTAATGTATTCTGTGCGGATCCACTAAAGTATACGAAAGAATGTGTTAGTGATGGCTATATTGGAAATCCGATACAGTTTCCTATAACACCAAGAAAAATTGAAGTTACTTTATCCATGAATAATTCAATCAAAATTACAAACGGAGAACAAAATATCACGATAACTGATGCGGCAATAAAAACAGGAGACGTGTTGGTTTTTGATTTTTCCGATGAGCAGGTAACTGTAAACGGAGAAGATTGTACTTCTATGATTGATTTAGAAAGTGATTTTGAGAACTTTTATCTTAAGCAAGGTCAGAAGATAACTAGCAATAATGGGAAGCTTAAAATATTCTATAGGGGGGCGACAATTTGAGTGAGACAGTTTATTTCTTTGATCACTTGCAAAAACTTATTAAAAGGAAAAATACAAGAAGTTTGATTGAAGTCTCCCAAGAAAAAGAAATTAGTTCTGATAAGAGCGATCTAATGAAAGATACTCTATACGTTACGACAAAATATGATAAAGAAATAGAGGATGCAAGATATATGGCGATTCGTGAAAACGAGTCGTCTTTTTCGTTGTATCGAATTACTAAAGTTAGCGACCCATCTGAAACATTAGAGTTTACAGGGTTAGGATTTGCAACAAATGAATTAGATGCTTACATCATCAAAGATATTAGACCGAGTGGGCAGCCCTTAAAAAATGTCCTTGATCGATTGATTGAATTTACTGAAGGAAATTGGCGCGTTGGTCACGTAGAAGCAATGTTACCAGCAGTAACTGCAACTTTTTACTATGTCTCTGTAAAAGAAGCGTTGAAAGAATTGCAAACCTTAGGCATGGAATTTGTCTTTAGGTGTTCTTTGAATTCTGATGGAATAAAGGATAAATGGATCGAAGTATATGAACAAATTGGTGAAGAATCGAATACACGTTTTGTATATGGTAGTAAAGCATTAACAGTTGTAAGAGAGATAGATAGAAGCTCAATCTCAACTTCAATGATAGGTCGTGGGCGAGGCGAAGAGGTCGGCGACGGATACGGTAGAAGAATTGAATTCACTGATGTTGAATGGAAAAAGTCGAATGGTGATCCTTTAGATAAGCCTAAAGGCCAAAATTGGCTTGAAGATCCGGAAGCAACTCAAAAGTATGGGATACCACAAAAAGATGGATCGATGAGAAAACGAGAAACCGTAGTAGTGTTTGATGATATAGATGATCCAACAGAATTACTTAAAAATACTTATTCAACCTTAATCGATTCTGCTAGACCGTTAGTACAATTCAAAGCTGAAGTCACTGGAGGAGATGTGATAGGAAATACAGTGACTATTCACAGATACGATAAAGGTTATCACTATAAAACTCGTATTTATAAAACTACATTCAATCGGCTTACCGGCCAAACGAATATCGAACTAGGAGATAATTTAACACAAGACGTTAGAAAACAAACGGCTTCTATTGTCAATAATATTAATAGTTTAGAATCTAGCAAAATGACATTTTACGAATCGACAGAGATTGGAAAATATCAAGATGACATTATGCGAGGCGCAGGAGATAATGGCGGTTCTATTTATTGGGTAAATGGAATTGAAGCTGGTGTTAGTGATAGTAGAGAAATCTATGAAACTGTTTATATGGATGGACCTAACATTCCTAGATCACGCTTTTTTATGGTCCAAAATAACTCAGGAATATCTTTCAAACAGTGTAAAAAAGGTGAATGGCAAACAATCCAAGATGTACACAATGGCGATAGCACGACTGCGTGGACGTTGGATGGAACTTTCAATGCTAATTTTATTAAAGCAGGAATTCTTTCAGGTATTCTCGTGCAAGGGGTAGCTTTAAAGACATTGGATGATAAAGAT